TTTAAGTTAATAGGCGTGGTCGGATTCGAACCGACACTGGAGGTGTTTTAAGCTCCCTATCTCTGCCTATTGGATTACACGCCCATAAAAACTCAGAGAAGGCTGAGTTGGTTGTTAGTTTCTATCACATAAGTGGGAGGATGGAAATGACAATACTCGTTGAAAGTAATCTTCATTTCCTTGTTGGTCAGGTTAGCATGTCGTGCTGCTTTTGGCAAGTTCCACTTAGCAGTGAACAACATTTCCATTGACTTTCTGGTTTCTGGTCTCATAATTTAAAAAGGATCTGCATAAGCAATTATTTTTTCAGGCATTAGTGCCCTGACTACTTCTAGGACATTCATAAATTCCTCAACAGTTTCACAATCTACAACCTTTTCATCTCCTTCATTGGAGAACAACCTGAAGGTTCTTGCTACAGGATCAATTACACAACGTGTGACCCATTCATCATCTTCATCTTTAACAAAAAAATCTTCTCTGTTGAGGTCCATAGGTCCTGTATTGGTTACTTGACTAATATAGAGTAGAGTGGGTTCCTTGTCAACCCCTTACATCATAATCATAACCAGAAATGGAATACTGAGAATCATTTCCGGGATACTCAGCAGGTGTCTGACCCTCATATTCAACAATCAATGCTTCTCCATCAATTCTTGAAGCATGAATTACATAATAACAATCAATTTTTGATGCATTACCTGAGCGAATTTTGATTCTAGATCCCCACTCAATAGAATCAATGATTAAGTCTTGAGAACTTCCAATTTGTGTTAATGATACTGTGATTGATTCAGGATCAATGAGACCTTTCCAATAACTAGGCAGTTCAATAACATTAGATTCGGTAAGTCTTCCTCTAAAGTAGACACCTGCCTCAGGACCTTCTAAACAGATATGTCTTAGGCGATGATTTTCTTTATTGGGGTGTTTAATGTCAAAACCCTTCCAAGATTGAACATTGATAGTTCCAACTAAATCGCAAGTACCTTGAAAATCACCTTCAAAATCTCCAGTTGCAACTCCATTAACTCGTAGATTATCAATCTGAGCATTTCCATAAACATATGGGGTACATACTTCAAACCCACCAATGGGTTCTGTTGATACATCATCATTTGTTCCAGGTTTAGCAATGTAATCATATCTTGTAGATTTGGTTCCTGAAACAACAGGATCTCCACAATTCTGTCTTCCTATAGATCTAGGAATAAAACCTTCAAGCTCTGCCATTTTTATTTCTCCTTAATGTCATAGTGATAACCTGAAATTGAATATTGACTATTATCTCCTGGATAATCTGCAGGAGTTCTTCCTTCATATTCTGGAATCAATCTTTCCCCATCTTTTCTTTCTGCAAAAACATGATAATAGCAATTGATGGGTATAGCAGATTTTGATTGAAGATATATTTTTTCATCATCAATTCTCTGCACAATAATATCTTGATGTGCTCCAACAGGAGTTAGATTCACAGTAATAGAATCTCTATATACAAATTTTTTCCAATAGGATGGCAAATCTATAGTATTCTTATTTTTAAGATGTCCCCTAAAGTATACATCATTAGTAGGTGCTTCAGGGCAAGTGTGTCTCAATCTCCAATTGCTTTTTGATGGGTGTGGAATGTCAAAATTCTTTTTAGCAGAAAGAACATGCAATCCGCATCTTGAAGCAACTTCTCCTTGAGCAACTAGATTGCCACCAACATTGACACTTCGATTTGTATCTACTGTTCCCATAAATGCAGCAGAACCAATAACTGCTATTGTATATGGGTTGTGTATACCCATACAGAGAGCTCCAGGAATGAAAGCTGGTGGAGATTCACTATTCCTCACAGGAGCAAACATTGCACCTGCCCACACATTTGGAAAAAGTGGATTTCCTGTAATAGTTGGTCCCTCAGTATAACTGGAACCTCTTATTTCAGTGGGTCCTATGCCAAGAGCAATGGGACTTCCTTGCCCTACAAATAGTCTTTTCCCCACATATACATCAGGTAATTTAGCCATTAGTAACCAGTCCTCGCTCTATCTTCATTTGTTGAACCTCCTTTAGATCCCTTAATTGTTGTTGCCCCATCAGCAATATCAACAAATCCTCCATAAATGTCGCAAATAGCATTACCAATAATCTGAACTATATCATCTGATACTATTTTTGTAGAAACTTTGGATCTCATTTCTATGTGTTGAGTATTGATAATAACTTTTTCATTACTTTCAATAGTTACAACACCATTTTTATTATCTGATCCAGATGCCTTTATGTCAATATTAACACCTTCAATTCTAACACGACCATTTGGAGCACGCAATACTAAATCACCATTTACTGCATCAATGAATACTCCACTCTTTCCATCTGGAACATCATCACCTGCCTTTACCTGAAAGGAACCTCTAGACCTGCAGATAGTACCATTTTTACGATGGTCTTGTCCAGTAGCATCTAAAGAAATATAGTGCAATGATTCAGATCCACTTCTGATTAATGCAGCAGAGAGGCTATTGTCTTCATTGATGTGCCCAAATTTTAATTCACCATCCTTGTTACCATATCTAATAGTTTGATAATTTTTAGTTTGTGCCATTAAAACTTACCTACACAATCAATTACTTGAACCAGATCTCCAGTGACTGGTTTATCCACATTATTTCCAATTCTATCTATACACAATCTTGGAAGAAGAACTGCATTAAATCCAGTATCTGATTCAATATAGATTTCTGGTAGTTCAGTAAATCCTTCACCACCCTTTGTGACTTTAATTCCAGTGACAGCACCAAGATTGTCAAAAGTCACGGAAGCTTCTGCACCATTGCTTGGTTCAATTATCACTCTATCTGTAGGTTGATAGTTGATTCCAGAATTTTGGATCAGAATTTCACACAGATAAAGAATAACTGGATAAGCACCAGTATCATCAGTTGGATATCTGCCACCAAGTGATTCATAATCAATTTCTGGTGCAGTAAAGCACCCATCTTTCTTCATTATGTGCAGATTTCCTCCAAGTATTGTTTCTCCTCCACCAACACCATTATTTGGTTCTGTAACAACACTTGTTCCAACAGGAAGTTTTACAATATCACCCGCTACAACACAAATCAAATTTCCTGGAGGAGTTGGAATTTCATAATCTCCATTTTCGTGCTGAACAGTAGTTTCATTGTTCTCTGCCCACACTCTTCCATCTCCACCAGTGCTTCCATCAGGAGAAGGTAAGTATCCAGTTCCACCTTCTATAATGTTTACAGCAACAATTCCTGTGGTCTCTGTTCCTGGTTCCAGTAAACCAGTTGGATCAGTGGTCAGTTGACCAGTTCCACTTGCAACTAAAGGAGTACCACCAATTCCACCGACAGTTACAGAATCATTAGAATCATTAGAATCATTATCAACAGTCAGAGGAGTACCACCAGTTCCACCATAGGTCACTGATATTCCACCAGACCCACCTGCAGTTACTGGCAATCCACCTGCAGTTACTGGCAATCCACCAGCAGTTACAGGAGCGCCACCAGTTCCACCAGCAGTTATAGGAGTTCCACCAACAGTTACAGGAGTACCACCAGTGGCACCAGCAGTTACAGGAGTACCACCAATTGCTCTTGCATATGCACCACTATCAGGTTCACTAACAGTTACTGGACCAAGAACAAGTTCAACTACTGCACCATTTCCTGTTCCACAATCATCATAAACTTTTCCAAAAATGGCATCTGAAAGATATCTAACACCAGTGTTTACAATATCTGCTCCAATTACTGAACCACCTCTGCTTACTACCAAATTAATGGCAGCACCTACACCTTCACCTCCACCAAGAATTTGAAGTGTAGGGGAACCACAAGTTCTTGGTCCAGTATCACATCCTGATAGATCAAATAAGCCATCAATATCAACATTAAGGTTGAAATTGTCTAAATCTATTATCTCATCTACAGTATCTGTGACTCTACCAGCAAAACTTGTAATCCTTTCTACCAATCCACTAATGTCATCGGGAGTTTGAGTGAAATCAAATGGACCATCCCAAATGCTCCAGTTATCATATGCTGGACAACTTGGTTCTTCATCACAAGTAATGAATGAAAGAATACCTAAAAGAATTTCCAATCCAGCACCTGCAATACTCAATGCCTCATTAGCTAAGGATGCAGCTCCTCCAATCAGTGAGTTAAAGGCGCTAAGTGCTTGCCCAATAATACTGTCAAGAATGGAAGAAATCTGTCCAAGAATTCCTCCAACAAAATTATCTACAAGACAATTTGCAACATTGATAATTCTTGTAGATGCACCAAGAAGAAAATCTAAAACGAACTTACCAAGATTGGCAATAAGTTTTTTGAACAGACAGGCAATTACATCAAGAGCAGTTTCAGATGCTTTTCTAAGCTTTGGTCTATCATTAGGAAATAAAAGGCTATGAAATTTTTTTGTTTGTTTATTGACAAAATCTATCACAGATTGTTCTGCATTAGTCAATAAATCCTTAAACCACTTCATAACCTTTTCTGTTTGTTTGGCTACGAATTCTTTTATTTCTTTCTCTAAATCAGCAGCTTTTTTTGAAAGACCATACTGCCATTTATAAACTGACTTTTTCTTCTTTTCAATCTCCTGAATGGTATTCATAATTTCCATCTGTAGTTTTCCGCCCAAAGTTCTACATCTGGTTGGAGAATCTAATGCCTCCTTACTTTGTCCATCATCCTTTGCTTCAGTAGATGCCTGAACTTTAGTGCTATTGCTTCCATTAACAGATTGAGTTGTAGATTCAGTAATATTACGTTTTCCACCAGTGCTGGATAATGGAGCCTTTTCTCCACCAACAACAGATTTAACATTAGTGACAGATATTAGTTCTCCAGTCTCATAACCAGTAAAAGGAATAAATGCAGTCTTGGGAATACCGCTCATCACTTGGTTATAATCATTATAACCAATTGTTCCCATAATGACTGGTTGTTGAGCATCCTCACCATCAAGGAAGAAACCAAAGACAAAAGTTCCTTGTGTTAGGTTTGCTGATTGGAATGATCCCTTTGGACCACCACCAGCAGTCACAGGATACATCACAGTCGCCCAAGGCAAATCTTCATCAGGTAAATCATACTTTTGGGCAGTATGATACCCCATAATACGAACCTTATATCTTTCTGCAAATCCAGCACTGTCTCCATTGCCTGCTACTGGATATCCAGGAATATTGGTTTTCCAAGTTTGAGCAGGTGCTATCTGCCCAATCCACCAATGGAAACCATCTCTACCTAAAAAATAATTTTTAAATAAACCCTGCTGATCAATCATTTTCCTTTACCACCATAATTTCCTTTAGTATCTGAAACTAAATCTAAACTTGTATATGTTTCTGTTGGTGTCATTCTATGACAAACACTGGCAACCATATATTTTGTAGAAATTTCAGGGTCCCACTCTTTCCCATAATCCGGATTTAGTGAAGCAAAGTTACACTCTATGATGTCTCCAGGAGAAATGGTAAAGTCCCCTGCCACTATAACATTTGTTTGAACTGAGAACAATTGATTGTATCTCATAATGGATTGTACCATTGCGTTGGCTGCATCAAATGTTGGTTTAGTTGGGTCTTTCTTCCACTCCTCTAATTGCTTTTGAGAAGTATTTCCTTTGGGCAAAGTTCCAACATCTAAAACACGAGTCATCAATCTACTTGGACCCTCTGTAATTTCTCTTGCAGGAAGATTCAAATTGACATTTAATCCATTAGATTGATCCTGAACTACATCATATGTTCTAGGCAAATAATTCATTGACAGAAAATCAAAAAAGAGTGTAGTATTTCCATATGTACCTAGAGACAAATCTTTTCCAAGATCTACAGTCCTTTTAACGGAATATGATAAAATATTTAGAGATTCATCTTCACCTTCATTCAATCTTCCAGTATTATTGTAGACAAATTTTTTCACTGAATTTGAATTTTGCAATGAACTCATTTTTTTATCAATAGAGACAAAATTAAATCTATCTCTTGTTTGGTAGAAAAAATATCCTGCATATATTCCAACAGGAGATTTTCCTCCAGTGGTTGGTACTGAAGGAACGCATTTTGATGCTAACCAAGAACAAACATAAAGTGGTTTTTTGGAATTTCCAATAAAACTATATTCTGTAGAAGATTCTTCAATATCTGGATTATTAGCAAAAGATCCGCCCTTTATAAGATCTCCAAGAATTCTTGAAACTGATTCTGATATCTTTCCATCATACCTTTTTGTAACTCTTATTTTTTCATTATTAATAAATTCACTAGAAACTAAGTCAATTGCAAAAACATTTTTTAGTGTAGTATTGCTCATATCCCTAACTCTGTTTATATACATTCCACCAGGAATTTCAATAATTGACTTTTTTACTCTGGCGTTATTAAAATTATTATCCTCTATTTTAAAATCTACTCTTTCTCCACCACTTAATTTCAATGTGCTCATCAGACCTGAAGTTTTTGCTGCCTTTTCTCCATCTGCAACAAATCCAGTATCCAAAATGATGATGGTAGCTGTTAGTGTGTTGGACAGTATACTCTCATAAAAAAATATCTCAGCAACTGCGCCAGTAATATCAATCGTTCTAATAGATTCTCCAGGATT